TTTCACGATATAGCGCCTCGTCCTGCCGTAAAAGATAGGCGGGAGGCATTTGCGGGATCAAACCCGCAACGGTTTCGATTAGATCACTTGCAAACGTGTGATAAGTGTCGGCTTGCTCGTTCGCAGCATGGGCTTTCGCATCGCGTTGCACCTCCGCTGCGGCCTGCTGGGCCTTGGTGACGTCCGCATTGCGCCGCGCTTCGATGGCCGCAACGGACTGTTGCAGTTCGACTGGCAGTTGCGCAAATGCTTCCTTCTCCTCTTTCGTAAGGCTGGAAGGGGGTTCAATGGCCGGGGATTCCGGGTCGTCGCCGTCTTCTTCCTCACTATCGTCAAGTTCCGGCTCATCGCCGTCGCTTTCTGATTCTTGCTCAATCTCAACATCGTTGCCGTCTTCTACATCGGCGGAATCGGCTGCCAGAATTTCCGCGAAAGCGTCTTCGGCTGCCTGTCCATTGAGACTTGCAGGCGCGTCAACGACTTCCGCGACATCGGTGTCGGGATGGGTCATTTTTCACCTATTGGGACGCGCCTTCAAAGGTAGGCGCTTTACCTATACCAAAAAGCGCCTTTTGCGTTCAGGCAGCTTTGCAATCTTTTCCGCCGCGTCACGGTCGCGTTCAGCAATTAGACCGCTGTCAATTGCAGCTTTAACATGCGCTTCAACCATATCGACAATGCGTGAAGCCAGCGCCAGCTTGTTGAGCTTATCGCCTTCCCACGGATCGACTTGACCGGCGCGTTCAAAATAGGTTTTACGGATGCCGTCAAAAACATGCTTTAGGCCATCGCCGATAGAAGGATCGCCCTCCCAAATTCGCTTAAACTCATTGGCGCGGATTATGGGGTCAAGCATCTAAACTACCCCCCGGCCTGTTTTGCGATAGCTTCGCGTCGTTCGATTGCTGGGCAAGGTGCGCCTTATGCGCGTTCATGCGGGTTTCCATCGCCATGCGCTGCTCGGCAAGGCGTTCTTCCATAACCAACCTTGCCTCAGCGAGTTCAGCTTCATGCTGCGCCTTGGCGGCCGCCAGTTCCGCGTCATGCTCAGCCTGTTCGCGCGCCAATTGCTGTTTTGCCTGCCCCTCGGCTTGCATAATCTGCAATCGGGCCTGAGCGAGCGTTTGTTCGCCTTCCAGCTTAGCTTGGTCCCGCTGCTGCTCAGCCTGCACCTTCGCCATTTCAGGATCGGGCTTTTCGCCTTGTGGCAATTCTTCAGGGCGGGTGAAGTAATCCGTAGGTTCACCCAGCCCCATGTCGCGCACAAGCCCTACGGCGCTGTTATAGGCATTCTGCGGGGTCACAATCGGCAACCCGCTGCCCAACGCTTCGGCCTGTATCTGCCCCAACTGCAACCGAGCCGCAATCCGGCGATCCTTGCCGTTTGTCCCCAAACCCACCTTAATACTGAAATCCATTTCATCGGGCCACTGCGACGGGTCAATTTCTTTGAATTTGCCGTCAACCTTCAACTTCATCGGCTCGCCGCTTTCGCGAACCATCCGCATGAGCTTCAAAAAAATATCGGCAATCGACCGAGCGAAATTACGCGCAACGTATTTCTGCTTTTTCTCGCCCGCCGTCATAAGCTGCTCTTGGCCGCTGGCGGTGTCGTTCAGAGCGTCTTTATCCATACCCTTTGACAGGTTCAAAATGCCAGTGCGGGCCTGCCTGCGGTTGCGGAAGTCGGAGAGCATCGCATGAGCTTCCGATAGCTTAAAGCCGTCTGCCAGATTGGGCGGCGGCAACCCCTTACCGCGAACAATTCCCCCATGCGGGCGGACAGTGAGCAAGTCCTCAATCGTGTCGTCAGTCGTGCTTTCCGATGGAAGCCAACGAGTCGGGTTGATGCTGGAATACAGCCCGTCCAGCGTCTTTCGAGTGATAACGCTTTCAATCCGCTGATCCGGGATAACCTTTTCCGCCAAGCCGTCGCCAACGAGCTTATGTGCGCGCGGGTAAGGGCAAAACCCTACAAACGGCTGATCGTCCCATGGTTCAAAGGCCAATTCACCACCCCGCCGCAGCAACTCCTTACCAACTCGGAACGCGCGGCACAGCTCGGTTACGCCGTCCCCGTCGATATCGAAATAGTCATACTCTTCAAGCAGGCGGACCCGGCGGTTATTGCCTTTCAGGCTTGCGCGGTTTTGGGTTTGCAACCCTTCGTCGCGCCAACGCGCCGCTGCACGAATATCCCTCAAGTCCGCCGCATTGTTATCTTCTGGTAAGTCCTCACACTGCTCCCGGTCAAAGCCCATCCCGATAAGTTCACTGATCGACTTATAGGAAGCGTGGGCGCGGTAAGACTTGTCGTCGAGCGAGCGCATCCGCGATGAAAAAAGAAACTCCTCCGAAGGCAAAGCAAAAATGCGGAAACAGCGCTTTGTCTTGGTGGTTACAAATTCAAGCGTATGTGTCCCATCGCCATTATCCCTAGATGCCTTGACGCTTTCCGCATCTTCCTCAGTCAGCGCGCCAAGCGCCTCGGATGGAACAACCGCAGTCTCGCGAACCTTGGTTTTGTCATCCTCTTGCGCCAGTTTGGCAACCGCCAGAACCTCATTAAGGCCGGACTGCAAATAGTCGGTTAGAAACCGCTCGCCGTCCATTTTGCGATAGAACAGGTAATTAATATAAGCCGTAGCATCCGCTGCAAATTGCTCGCCGCTTTGGTCGTCTTCAACGTCGCCAGCTTCAAACTCAACCACGTTATCGCCGGACAGAAACGCTTCTAAAATACCAATGGTCATATCATCGACCACCTCGGCAACTACCGGCTCAATGTATTTCGAATGCCCTTCGGTTTCGTCCCCCATCGGCTGAGCGTCGTAATAGTCCAGTGCAACCGCTTGTCTGTCCGCCAACTCACTTGACCGAAATGTGTCAGCTTCCTGCTCCCCGGCCCAAAGCTGGCTTACGATATCATCTTCGGTAAGGGTGGGGGCTTCATCGGTCATACGAAACTCCCCTTAATCTTGCTGTAGTCAATTTTAGAAGCGATGCGCGGCTCTTCATAAGACAGAGCCAGCAACCCGAATGCGTCCGCCCCGTGGCTTGACCAATCATGGTCCGGGCCTTGGCCTACGTTTCGCAGATCATCCCGCTTTTCGTGATACCAGCCCAAGGCCTCAAGCCCCGCCGCGCACTTGGTCTTGTGGAACCGCATCGAAGGGAATAGTCTTCGCGCCGCGTCAACCCGGATCAACTTTGCCCCAATCTGATTGGGATAAACGTCAACGTCAAAACCAGCTTCCCTAAGCGCGCTGGCATAAGTTACGCGCTGCACCTTGTCATGCTGCGCCCCGTCATGGGGCAACATGATCTTGGCCCGTTCATAGCCGCTCTTTCGCAGCCAATGGACATGCTCGCTAAGCTCTTGCCCGGTCGCCTCGTAATAATCCAACACCCGGATCGATGTGCCGATAAACTGCGCAATCCAGATCGCGCAAGCATCGGCCTTTTGCCCTGTTCCGCCGATGTCAAAGAACGCCCTCACCGTCATTAGCGGATCGGCGTTCAACTCATCCGTTATCCGGCCCTCAGCCTTGGCCTGCGTCAATGCCTTGGCGTAATACGCTCCTTCGGCAAACGTGATGTAGTCACCTTCCCAAATGTGCTCGTATTGGTCAGGCTGCATCCGAAGGCAGTCAAGCCGCTCTTGTTCAAGCTCATCGGTAAACCACGGGTTATCGCGCCAGTTGGCTTGCACCACCACCGCACCTGTCGGCTTTTCTTCGCCTCTAAGCATTAGATCAACCGGGTCAGTCTTACGCCGCGCGTTCCAGCTCGCCCAAATCTCGCTGCTCGGTGCGCGGATCGTCGGGCGTAGCAGCATCAGGCTTGTCGCGCTGATCGTTTGCGCCTCTTCCATCCAAGCGCGTTTAAAGCCCTCCAGAGACTTGATCGATTCCGCCGTGTGGTCCTGCAATCCCTGAAACGTGATAACCCCATCGCCGGGAGTCTCAATCAGGTCCTTAAATACCTTGAACCCGTCAGCCTCACCCAAACGGTGCTGCGCCAACTTGGCCTCAATCAGCCGCTTAGACGAATCCTTAAGCGACTTTTGCACTTCGCGAAGACAGACGCTCAACAGCCCCCGCTCATACATGCTGTCGTCAAGCAATTTCTCGGCAAAGAAATGCGACTTGCCAGATCCTCGGCCACCCCAAGCGCCCTTGTAGCGGGAAGGCGGCAATAGTGGCTCAAAGACCTCGGCAGTCTTAAACTCCAGGACGAACAATTGTGCGCCGTATTTCGTGAACCATCGGGTTCTCTGGATCGCCGGAAAGCTCTTTGCTCATCAATCCTGCAATTGCCCGGACATACTCGCCCGGCTTTTCGTCCCGCATATCAATGATGGCCTGTTCGCCATGCTCTTCAAAGTCTTTCGCAAGCGCCTTGAAGAAAGCTTCCTGTAATATTGATCGCGCGCCCTTGGGCCTGCCGTTAGGATTGCCGGACTGTCCGGGCTGCCAAGGGGGCATCAATCCTTTGCGCGGTGTTTTTGCTGGTGTAACATCACCGATCTTAGCCTTAGGCATAGCGAGCCTCGACTAACGGCTTGTCGCGCTCAATCTCCTTGCGCGTTTTTTCCAGATCGCCGTAAAATCCCCGGCTGATTATTGCAGGGCAATCGCCAATAGCTGGAAGCGGTTCACCATCCCGATACAATTCGGTAATCAACATGAAGGCTTGGCGCGAGCCTGTCTGCGATAGCGCGATTGGGCCGCGCTCCATCCATTCAAACATATCCCCTCACTTCCCCGCTTCCTAAAGGATGGGCGGCGTTGTCTAGGTTGAAACTTCGCCCGTCCACACGGCGCTGCATTGCCCCTGTATGAGTGGGCTTGCGGATTGCTCAGCGGGTAGACGGGCTGGCGCGGTGAAAAGGGTCACACCGGGCCGATGAGAATTATTTTCAATCAGACTGCATTTAGCTGTTGACGGGGTGACATTATGTCACTATTGATTGCTGCACAGGCCAAGTGGCCTACCTGACAAGGGAGAATGTGAAATGCTTGCCGCCACTGTTTCCAACCAGATCGTCGCGGATATGTCCGCCAAGATTGGCCTTCGCGCTCAATTCGTCGCCGAATACCTTGAAACAATGGGTTACACCGCGCTTGACCTGTCGCGCTCCGTTATTGGTGCCGCCACTCAAACCCCGCCCGCTTTTCTGGCAGTCAGCGAAGCAATCTTTATGGATCGCTCGCTCCCTAAGTTTGCGGGGGTGTGAAATGACTAATCAACCCCGTTTCGCCATTGCCGTTAAAGCAACAGGCGTGATCGTCGAAACCTTCCGCGCGCACGTTAGCTGGGAAGACGCTCAAGCAATGGTCGATTGCTTCTCAAACTGGCTTGGCCCGGTCGGCCGCACTTGCGTTCCCCATGTGCTTGTGGACCTAGCAGCATGAATCCCGAAACCGTCAAAGCTATCCGCCAACGTGCTTGCCTAACCCTCAACGGACTTGCTGCGATCCTGCGGCTTGCCGACAATGGCAAAAGAACGACCATGCGATGGGAAGCTGGCGAGGTGCCTATCAGCGGGCCTGCTTCAATCGTGCTTGAAATGCTCGATGCGGGGGAATTGCCAGAACGGTATCTGCGTCCCTAAGCGCAATTCGGCATGTTGACTGCGTTGGTTATCGACAC